CAAGGAGTCACCCAGGAATTACCCCCCCTGGGTTAGATGGATTACGTATAATCCTCTTAAGCTCTAATGCGAATAAACAGAACGCTCATTATACCAAATTTGACGTATCGCTTTAATAGCAGACGTATCTCGTATGCGGCGTGCGGCAACAACTCGGCTTCTCCAACTAGGCTTAGAGTACTCAAGAGCACTCTTAAGACCATGAAGGATGGCTACAGTTGATGACATGTCGAGAGGCATGTCCAAAGACCACTTCCACCACAAACGAACCGTTGTTCGTGCGATTGGATGATCAAGGCCATGATTACGTAGGTAATCATTAACTTCTTCTTCAGTTTCGCAGAAACTGATTGAATCAAAGAAGTCTTGATCTATGGATTTGAAAAGTTTATCATCACGAATAGACTTGACAAGTCTAATGAATGATAGGTCATCAAGGTATTCACGTAAACCTGACAGGGTAGAGACATAATCGTCAACTTCCTTAAACTCTTCCAACTCAATTGGAAGAAAAGGAGAATTACCACGAATGGTAATAAGTTCACGATCAGTCATACCGCGTTCTGGAATAAAAGTGGAACTATAAGCTGGTGCATGGTCATAAACTAATTCATTCATCTCTTCCCATATATACTCGGGAACGAGATCAATGTAAGAGTTTGAAGGCCATGAAATAAGAACCATCGCTCGGACGTAATCCTTCTTAGAAGGACATAAACGTGCCAAGCGGGGGGGTTCAGTGTAGTTACGACCACACTTAAGTCCCCAACGTACCAGTGCATGCTGTAAAATTTCTGGGAATTGAACCCAAGAACAAGTTACAGCGCTTTCCAGTAAATCAGGAGTTAAAGGAGTAAAATCAACTCCCTTATGAATGAGTTGCTTAGCAAACTCACCAGGGGATAGATCTCCTTCAGGTATATAGGATTTCGATAGTGAAATATCACAACCTAGGTACTTTGTAACTAGGTGATGATAGCAATCTGCAACTTCCTTGTCAGCGATGACGACGTCATCACCTAGGATTGCATATTTGCCACGAAATGATTTCCTACAGTTGAAGAAACAATAGCGAACAACAGCATGGTGTGTGAGTGCAAAGATAGCCCATGAGCCATAAGTGCCCATAGGTTGTCCTGCATTATATCTGACGAAGTCAGATTTAAGTTCACCTTTAGAAGTATAAGGTGTACCGTAACCACGTGTCTTTAAGTGACCTATATAAATAGGTCCTTTCACAATGTTACCCCATAAGCCTGAGAATCTTTCACCAAACAAACCACAAACCAAACGCTTCTGAATATTAAAACAGAAACGATCAGTTGCAGCAGTTAGGTCAAAAGAATACAACAGACCTCCTGATCTTGTTATGGTTTTCATCCAGTCCATTGACTTATCCTGCTTATACGTGAAATCCTCAGGGAGAGTTCGAAGAACACTCATGAAGAAATCATGAAGAGGATACAATGCATATTGTACCCAATAAGCAGCACTCGTGAAAACACGAGTCTTTCCACCCCTATCTGGAGCAACAAAGATGCACATGAGACGCAACGGATCATGTGACTTATCAAGATCAACATTTAATGATAATCGACGAAGTCGATTTAATATCGATTCTTTGTCACCAAGTTGAAGTTGTATAAAGTTGACCAATGACTGAGCAAATGATGATCCAGATTCAAAGAGCCTCAACAGTACTGCTGCTGTTAAAGCAGCAGAAACCATTGAAGGTCTTGAATAAGGATCAGATTTAGTTAAGAAAAGATCTTTTAGAGGTCTTAACTTAATAAATTTCTTATCTGCCCTATGTAGTATATAAGGGACGAACACCTTTGAAATATAAGTGTTCAAACCCACATGATCTTTAGAGCTGGAGTCTTTGACAACAGCTGAAAAGTCAAGTGAGGGCTTACACCTTATTGCTAAGAATGAAGCAAACACAGATATTGCAAATAAACGATGCAATCTACTACGAGACGTCAATAATTTGTTTAAGAAACGAAGTTTCTTTGGTAAACTATTTGAATCACACGTGATCCATATAGGATACAAAACAAATTCATTGGTATAACCAAATAGGACACGCTTAGCTTGTCCAAAGATGGCTTTGAGGCATTTTGTACCCATAACCTTACCGTTGTAAGTAAGGAGATGGTTCGCAAAAGAAATATACTGTTGCGCAGCAACAGCATATCTGCGTGAAGACACGCGGCCAAAGATTTTAATCAAAAGCTGTAATGCCAGTTTTGGAAATATAAACTGGTATTTCATCTTTTGCTTAATAATTATAGGCAAAGGTACACTTTCGAATAGCGCCCTTCGGGTTGCTAGATACCCACACTAATCCTGTTTGAGTCTTAGGATCATATTTCGGTTCTAACATTTCAAACATGAGATAACGATGTTTTCACATGAACTTACCTCACATACCCTACAGGCTTTGTTCTTATAGTACCCTCACCTCCTTCTCACGAAGGTGTCGCCTCATTGCTGAGGGTCAATAATTAGGAAAGATCTGAACCCTTTCGTAGGTTCTTCTTTTCCTAACATGTTCTTTCATCAACACTTTTGACATGTGCTGACTAATTAAGCTGAAAGCTTAATAGAGGAACATGTCATACTTGCTCACTCCTGACTTTGGGGAAAGCCTAGGATGCATAGCATGGTACTAGGTGATTTAAGTGTAGTCGGTACTAACTACACGGCTGAGATTGACACCCTC